TGATATTTATATAAGGAGAGTAATAGCGTGAAATCTATATTAAAAGTTATCTTTAATTTTATAAAAACTATTATAAATAAGATAATTTATAACAATAAAATAAATACTCTATTAGATGTACAAAAAGAATTAGAAACAGATATAATGGATTCTAAAGATAAAGTAGAAGATTTAAAAGATAAATTGGAAGAAGATGTTGAAATGAAAGATGCTAAAGAAGCGGAAGATTTTATCAAAAACTTTATAAATAAAGGGAGAAAATGACATGAGATACATGAGTCATCGTATAAGAGCATGGAGACGCCGCCAGAGAAAAACGACAAAGAGAAGACGTAGAGATCCTAGACAAGAAAAAAGATATCAAACATTAAGACTTTTATTTAGGATTAAACGTAACAGACGATATAGTCCTGGTAGAACGAATAGACGGAGGTTAGCCAAATGGTTTGATGGTGGAAGGTGGGCTACTAAAATAAGAAAGCTTACGGACAGACAAATACGTAGAGCTGTAGATCTTAATGGTAATTGGAATCCAAGACGGTTGAGTTGGTCGGCTAGAGAAGCTTTAGGGTATACTTATACAAGAGATAATTTAACTGGAAGAGCTCGTATGGTAAAACCAACCAGACCGTATGTGTCAGGTTTTAGAAAAGTTGCTCAACAAAAATTTGAAATGAGAGCTAAAAGTAGAGATATTTTTAATAAGAAAACTTTTGGTCAAAATAGGTTAAAAGAATTGCAGAGATTTGCTTATAAAAATGCTTGGATGGAAGAGTTCAGAGATAGTTATCCAGATATAGCAGATCGTGTTAGTGCGAGAGGATATCCTGGTTGGGATAAATCAGCAAGAACTTTAATGGCTGAAGCTAGAGGTGGAAGAGGTATAAGAGGTAGAAGAGCTAAAAAATTAGTTCAGGAACATGGTTCTTGGACTATAGCTGGATCGCGTGGTCAACCATCTGGGTATGTAATGCTTGATGGTAAGGAATATAATAATGTTTATCATATACATAAAGATGGTGCAGTTTTTACTGGAACTCAACCTTGGAATAGTTCAAGATGGAATCAAGTTTTAATTCCTAAATCATCGTATGAACAGAATATAGAAATTTATCGAGAGATTTATAGAAAAGCCAGACATTATGACAGAAGAACTGGAAGACGGAAGAGAGCCGGTGTACCTGGAGCTAATTAATGATATTAGATAAAATTAGACAAAGACATTTAACACGACGATATAGAAGATTAAGAACTCCTATTAATAGGAGTTTTAAATATGAACAAAGTGGTACTTCTAAAATTGAATTGCCTAGTAATATTAAGTTTAATATTGATATTAAGAAAGTTGCTGAATCAGCTAGAAAAAGAAATCTTAAAGGGGAGAATTTAGAGGGAAAATTTGATTTAGATAGAATGAGGAAAAAGAAAAGGAGACAAGTTTATAGAAGAAAACGGAATGTTATGGAATCAAGATTGAAAGCTGAAACTGGTGAATTTGTTTTATTAAATGGTAAAAATTATGTTGGGTATTATCATATTTTGAATGATGAAACAGTTATGACAGGGGCTCGCCCGATGATTAATAGATCACAACCATTAATTCCAAAAGATGAATGGCTTGATAATAAACAAACATATTTAACCCTTACGAAAAATATAAATTATGAAAAGCTTTATCGGAGGAGATATAGAAGGAGATCTGGTGGGGGAGGGTATTAATGAAATTTAAAAATTTATTATTTGTTTTTTTGATATCATTTATTATTCCACAAGAAACTGAAGTATTTACTTTAACTGCTGAAGAAATGCAAATATTAGCGCAAAAAATTGAAAAATTACAAAATGATATATCTATATATACAGATATTGTTAAACAAGATTCTATTACAATAATGAAACAAGATTCATTATTTTTAGTTTTAAATCAAAAATATGATTTATGTGAAGAGCGGTTAACTGAGATAGAACCGGGATTACTTGACAATAAATATCTTTGGTTTTTGCTGGGATTAGCAGCCAGAGAAGGAGTAACTTCAATTAAATAGGAGAAAAATAATGAAGGTAACTGGAAAAAAATTAAGAGAAATTATAAAAGCTGTTATAAAGGAAGAAAAAACAGCTTATCAAAAATTCTTTGATAAAGCTTTAGATAAATTTGGTGTAAGTTCGCCAGATAAATTTGATTCTGAAGAAAAGAAAAAAGAATTTTTTGATTATGTTGATAAACATTGGGAAGCTGATAAAGAAACTGATTAATAATGGCTCAAAATTTAAAACAAATAATTAAAGAAGAATATAAAAAATGTGCTTTAGATCCTGTGCATTTTTTAAAGAAATATTGTATAATTCAGCATCCAATGCGTGGAAAAATACCATTTTCATTATATGATTTTCAAGAAAAAACCTTAAATAGTTTAATAAAACGAGATCATAATATCATACTTAAATCTCGTCAGTTGGGTATATCAACATTAATGGCTGGTTATGGTTTATGGTTAATGACATTTCATTCAGATAAAAGTATTCTTGTGGTTGCTATTAAACAAGAGGTAGCTAAAAATCTTGTAACAAAAGTAAGAGTTATGCATTCTGGGTTACCAAGTTGGCTGAGACATAAATGTGTTGAAGATAATAAGCTAAGTCTTAGATATTCGAATGGATCTCAAGTAAAAGCGGTATCGGCTACTGATGAGGCAGGTCGTTCAGAGGCTTTATCTTTATTGATTATTGATGAAGCTGCGTTTATTAGTAATATTAGTGAAATATGGACAGCTGCACAACAAACATTAGCAACTGGTGGGAGTAGTGTTATTCTTTCTACACCAAATGGTGTTGGGAATTGGTTTCATAAAATGTGGGTAGATGCTGAAGATGGTATAAATGATTTTAATTTTTTAAGGCTACCATGGAGTTTACATCCAGAAAGAGATCAAGTTTGGAGAGATAAGCAGAATGAATTATTGGGGTTAACAAAGGCTGCGCAAGAGTGTGATTGTGATTTTATAACATCTGGGCAAGGTGTAGTAGATGGCAAAACTTTACAATGGTATACAGAAACTTTTGTTCAAGATCCAATTGAAAAGAGAGGAATTGATAATAATTTATGGTTATGGGAATATCCTGATCCAAATAAAACATATGTAGTTAGTGCTGATGTTGGCAGGGGTGATGGAGAAGATTATTCAGCTTTTCATATATTTGATATTAAAGAAATAAGCCAAGTAGCAGAATATAAAGGAAAGATAGCAACAAAAGATTTTGGAAATTTGTTAGTTAATACTGCTACTGAATATAATGATGCTTTGTTAATTGTAGAAAACAATAATGTGGGTTGGGCTGCTATTCAACAATGTATAGATAGAGATTATAAAAATTTATTTTATTCAAGTAAAGATTTAAAATATGTTGATGTATTAAATCAAATGACAAATAAATATAGAAGTAAAGATAAAAATATGATTGCTGGATTTTCAACTACAATGAAAACAAGACCGTTGATTGTAGATAAAATGGATGAGTATTTTAGATCGAGAGAAGTGGTTATAAGGTCAAAAAGATTAATTGATGAATTATTTACTTTTATATATGAGAATGGTAAGGCTCAAGCTATGGACGGAACGCATGATGATTTGGTAATATCTTTGTGTATTGGATTGTGGATTCGTGATACAGCGTTGAGGTTAAATACTGAAAGCATGGATATGCAGAAAAGAATGCTGGGAAGTATTGCAGCAACAGAATTGATATATTCATCGGATGATAATGAAAATGATTCTTGGAAATGGAAACCTGATGGTAAACATACTGAAGAATTAAATTGGTTAATAAATAAATAGGTGAGGTAAGTTATGGCAGACAAGTCATTTTTTGGAAGATTAAGAAGATTATTTTCTACTAATGTTATTATTAGAAACGTTGGTGGGAGACAATTAAAAATAGCTGATACAGATCACAGGCAATCGTTTAGAAATGTAGCTACTAATTTTATGTATGATAAATATAGTAGATTACATACATCTCAATTACCACCAAATTCTGGCTATGGAGCTAGAGATGTTTTTCATGCGCAAAGAGTGGCTTTATTTGAAGATTATGAAGGAATGGACATAGATTCTATTATATCATCAGCACTTGATGTTTATGCAGATGAATCAACAATGAAGAATGAATTTGGTGATATTCTTACAATAGTTGCTCCTGATGAAAATATTAATAAAATATTGAATAATTTATTTTATGATGTATTAAATATTGAATTTAATTTATGGCCTTGGGTAAGGAATATGTGTAAATATGGTGATTTCTTTTTAAAGTTAGATATTGCTGAAAAATATGGAATTACAAATGTAATGCCATTACCTGTTTATGAGATAGAGAGGCTTGAAGGTTTTGATCCATCAAATCCATACGCTGTTAAATTTGCACTTGAAGGTATGTCTACGCAAATGTTGGGTGGCCAAGCTCATATGGAATTAGAAAATCATGAAGTAGCACATTTTAGATTACTTTCAGATTCAAATTTTCTACCATATGGAAAGTCTATGGTAGAGGGTGCTAGAAAAGTATGGAAACAATTAACTCTTATGGAAGATGCTGTTTTGATACATCGTATTATGAGAGCCCCATCAAAAAGAATTTTTAAACTTGATATTGGTAATATTCCACCAAATGAAGTTGATAATTATATGCAACAAGTTATTAATAAGATGAAGAAAACACCGTATCAAGATCAAGCAACTGGTGATTATAATTTAAGATATAACATTCAAAATATAACAGAGGATTTCTTTTTACCTGTACGTGGTGGAGATAGTGGAACATCCATAGATGAATTACAAGGTGCACAATGGGATTCAATAGAGGATGTTGAATATTTAAGAAATAGAATGTTAGCAGCTTTAAAGATACCTAAAGCATTTTTGGGATATGAAGAAAATGTTAATGCTAAAGCTACATTGGCTGCAGAAGATGTTCGTTTTGCTAGAACTATAGAAAGAATACAAAGAATTCTAGTATCAGAATTAACAAAACTTGCTATAGTTCATTTATATTCACAAGGATATAAAGATGCTGATTTGGTTAATTTTAGTTTAGCATTGACAAATCCATCTACAATATACGAACAAGAAAAAGTTGAATTGTGGTCAAATAAAATGTCTTTAGCTAGTTCTATGATGCAAGATAATTTAATGTCAACCGAATGGATTTATGATAATATCTTTTCATTAGATACAGACCAAAAAGAGCAATTAAGAAAAGATGTAATAGAAGATCAAAAGAGAAATTTTAGATATGAGCAGATTAAAATGGAAGGTAATGATCCAGTTAGATCAGAACAATCATTTGGAACACCACATGATTTAGCAGTATTACAAATGCAGGGTGAACAAGGTAGAGGTCAAGGAGCTCCAGAACCAGGAAACGCACCACAAGAAGAAATTGAAGTGCCAAATGGTGGTTGGAATGGAGCTGGTAGACCAAAAGAAGTACCTAAATATAGTAAAGATGGGAGTGCTAGAGGTAGAGATCCTTTGGGAAGTAAAGATAGGAAGACATTTACTAAAGTAGGAACACCACTATCAGTTGAACAAATTAATAGTATTGTCAAAGGTATGCCGAATATAAAAACAAA